CGGCAGGAGGTGGCGTCTCGTTTGCCTCCGGGTGGCGGCCAGTTGCTGGTGGTGGGTACGCGGGTTGCTCCTGTGGATTTGTATAAGGAGTTGCGGAACCCGGAGCATTACACGGATGGCCGTGTGCCGTGGTCGTATTTGGCGATGCCTGCCGTGTTGTCGTATGCGGATAAGCAGGACGACTGGGTGACGTTGTGGCCTAAGAGTGAGCAGCCGTTGGGGGATATGGATTCCCCTGACGAGGATGGCTTGTTTGACCGGTGGTCTGGTCCGCGCCTGAATGAGGTGCGTAACGAGGTGGGGCCGGGTAAATGGTCGCTGGTGTATCAGAACATGGATGTGTCTGAGAACGCGATTTTTGATCCGGTGTGTGTGCGTGGTTCGGTGAATGGGATGCGCCGTACGGGTGCTCTTGTTCCGGGGGCTGCTGGTCACCCGCAGGATTCGCAGAACTTCTACCGGGTCATTGGTATTGATCCGGCGATGGCTGGCGATACGGCTGCTGTCGCGTATGCGGTGGATCGACGTACCCATAAACGGTATGTGATGGATGTTTATGTGATGCCTGCGCCTACGCCGCATGCGATCCGGTCGCTGATTAAGGAGTGGGCGGATGCGTTCCGTCCGCATGTGGTGATTGTGGAGTCGAACGCTTTCCAGTTGTTCCTCACGCAGGATGAGGAGATTAAATCGTTTTTGGCGTCTCGTGGTATCGCGTACCGACCGCATCACACGTCTACCAATAAGCAGGATCCTGCTTTTGGTGTGGCGTCTTTGGCCCCGCTGTTTGGGTCGAAGGTGAAACGTGACGGGCAGGAAGCGTTGAAGCATGCTGGTGACAATTTGATTGAGTTGCCGGATGCACGTAGTGAGCACGTGAAGAAACTGATTGAGCAGTTGATTACGTGGATGCCGAATGTCCGTGGTTCTAAGTTAAAGATGGACACGGTGATGGCTTTGTGGTTTTGCGAGATTGTGGCACGTGAAGTGTTGATGCAATCCAGTAATGCTACGAAGTTTTTGCGTAATGAGTTTGCTTCTGTCGCTGATGTGGAGCGCAGGTTTGTGATCAATCTTGACGAGTTGGCGGCACAGCAGCAGTTCGTTCGCGTTTAGGGAGGTGTGACCGATGATTGAGTATGCGAAGAAGTTTGACGCGATCCGTAAACGGAACGCGGAACGTGATAAGCGGATGCGTGAGGTGTCTCTTGTTCGCGCCGGTCACGCCGAACAAGTGTTCCCGGGGTTGTTCCCTGAGGGCATGTGGTCGCGTCCTATTGTCGCAAACCTGATTGACGTGGTTGCGAAGGATTTGTCGGAGCAGATCGGTGTGATCCCGACGATCACCGCGACCGGTGACTCCGCTTTGGACGATTCGATCCGCACGAACGCTGACAAGCGCACGAAGATCGCTAACTATTACATGACAGCGTCCCGCATGTCGGTGTCGCTGATCCGTGCCGCTGACCAGTTCATTACGTACGGGTTTGTGCCGTTCCGTATTGAACCGAATATGGCGGACAAGCGACCACATATTCACGTGGAGCCCGCTGACGGTGCTTACTATGACGTGGACCGTTTCGGTAACGTGAACGTGTACTGCCATTTGTTCCGCCGCAAGGCCGGTGACCTTGCCGCGATGTTCCCTGAGTATGCGGACCAGATCCTTAAGCGTGGCACGTTCGGTAACGCGGACGAGTCTTCGTACCTTGAAGTGGTTCGCTGGTATGACAAGCAGTCGTCTGTCATGTTCTTGCCGCAACGTGAGGGTCTCATTCTCGCGCAGGTGAAGAACCTGCTGGGCAGGGTGCCGGTTGCTATCGCGCAGCGCCCCAGTCTGGATATGGAGGCACGCGGCCAATTCGATGACGTGCTCCCGGTGTACGCGGCGAAAGCACGCCTTGCGTTGCTGATGATGGAAGCGACACAGAAGTCGGTGGAAGCACCGTTGGCGTTGCCGCAGGACGTTACCCAGTTGTCCATCGGCCCTGATTCGGTGATCCGTTCGAACTCCCCGGAAAAGATCCGCCGTATCCCACTGGATGTTCCGCAGTTCTCGTTCGCGGAAAACAACCTGCTGGGTGAGGAACTGCGGTTTGGTACTCGTTTCCCGGAGTCTCGTGCGGGTCAGGCGGACGGTTCGATTGTTACCGGTCAGGGAGTTAAGGCTCTTCAGGCCGCATTCGACGGTCAAGTGAAAACGGCCCAGTCGATTCTTGGTGAAGCATTGGGTGAGGCGCTGTCTCTTGCGCTGGCGACGGATGACGCCTACTTCCCTGACGTGGTGAAGGACGTGTCGGGTCGCACGAATGGCTCCCAGTACCAGTTGAAGTACAAGCCGTCTACGGACATTAAGGGCAAGCACGGCGTTCAGGTGGAGTACGGCCTGATGGCCGGTCTGGACCCGAACCGTGCGCTCGTGTTCGCGTTGCAGGCACGTGGCGACAAACTGATTTCCCGCTCATTTACCCGCAGGCATCTGCCTATCTCATTGAATGCGGCTGAAGAGGAGCGGGCTATCGACATGGAAGAGATGCGTGACAGCCTGAAGGCTGGTGTTGCGTCTCTTGCCGCGTCGATTCCCCAAATGGCAGCGCAAGGTCAAGATCCGACCCAAATCATTACGCGCTTGTCTACGGTGATTGCGGAGCGCAAGAAGGGCACGCCACTGGAAGATGCCGTGGCTAAGGCTTTTGAGCCACCTAAGTCCGTCGCCGCTCCGCAGTCACCGAACCCTGCCGATCAGATGGGTGCGCCCACTGCTCCGCAGAATGAAGTTCCGACCCCACAGCAGGGACCGGTAGCAAACGAGGCGATGCCGTCTCCGCCACCGATGCAGCGTCTGCTTGCAGGTTTGACGGGCACGGGACGCCCGGTCATGTCTGGCGTGGTGTCACGTTCAGTTCCCGCCTAGTGCGGTCACATCAGGTAGTTCTCATCTCATCACAGTGAAGGAAAAGATTATGGCTATGGGCAAGCAGGGTGGAATCGCGAAGGCCAACGTTAAGCCTGCAATGCCGGGGTCGAAGCCCGGTGGCAAGGTCGTTGGTGGCGGAATGGTCAAGAAGGGCATGACCCCGAAGGGCATCCCGGGCAACAAGAAGTCTGGCAAGTAACAACACTTTCTTAAGGAATCATTATGCCGGGTGGGGCAGTTCAGCCGCGTGGTTCAGCATCGAAGTATTCGGTGAAGAAGCCAGTGGTGAAGAAGAAGAAGGATCAGGGTAACGACGAGTCTGTTGTTGATCGTGTAAAGAATTTTGTTGGATCGGTTGGTAAGAACTGGTCGGACATGCTGAGCAACGATTCTTCTGGCAATGGCAGTGTGACGGGTGCGCTGCGTAACGCTGGTTCGATGGCTGCCCCACAGATCGCGCAGGCTTCCGGGTATCGCGGCAAGTTGACCGGTGCCGGTATTGATGTTGCCAATCAGAAATCCCGTGATGTGGCAAACGAGATTGATTCCCGTGCAGCGATGATTGCTGCTGCCGCTGGTGGTGCTGGTGCTCTCGCTAAGGGCGGTGCCCGTGCTGCCGCACCGGCTATGCGTGCTGCTGCTCGCGGTATGGAACCGAAGACGGTTGCGTACGCGGCAACAAAGAACACTATGCAAGGTGTGGGTAAGACGCGTGCCGCTACTGCCGTTGACACGGCTACTTCTGCCAGTGGTCGCAATGCGGAAGAAAAAGCAGCGATTGCTGCTGGAACGAGGAAGGCCCGCAGTGAGGCTGGTGCTACGGCACTGGAGAAGCAGGAAGCGGCGATGGCTTCCCGCAAGTCCATCAACGCTGGCAAGCCATCGTCTGTAGTTCCGCGTTCTGGCACGGAAACAGGAAACGTGCCGAAAGGTGCAACCGATTCGGACCTGAAGTCTTTTGTGGCGAAGCGTGCCGCTACTCGTGGTGGTAAGCAGACTCCTGCTCAGGCTAAGCGGGCACAGGCTGATCTCGCGGATTCACTGAAGCGTGGTGCTCGCATGTCACGTGAAGGACGCGCACCGGGTGAAGACATTCCGGCTGAGACTGGTCGTGGCGTTAATGAGCCGGTTCCGTCTCGCGCCACTCCACCCAAAGCGCAACTGCGTGAAGAAGCCTCAAAGGCGATGAAAGGCAAGAAGGCTCAGGAGAATCTTGCGCAACGCAACCGTGACTACTCTGAAGGTCGCCGTGACGCGGAAGGCAACTTGAAGGGTGCGTCTGCGAAGTCGGCTCGCCGCCAGCAGGAAAAGGTCAATAATGCCGCTGGGGTAAAGAAGCCGTCCGCGAAGGTTGATTCGGTGGCTAAGTCGGAGAAACCCGCAACCACCAAGAAAGCAAAGGCCGCTGCGGAGCCGACACCACCAAAGCCGGGAACTGATCTTGTCAAGGTTCCTTCGACTCGCGGGCAGAAGGCCAGTGGCCCCGTGGTCAAATCTGGTGCCCCGCGTCCAATGGGTGCAGGACGGACAAAGGATCTAGTTGTTCGCCCAGTAAATGACATTGTTGAGGGCAAGGTTCTTGCGTCAAAGAATGTCCTCCCCAAGGGTGGCAAGTGGAAGGGTCGTGCCATTAAGGCCGGTGTCACGGGCGCTGCCCTTGGCGGTACTGGTCTTGCTATTAACAAGGCAAACCTTGGCGGCAGTAAGGCAACAACGCCCACCGCTCCCACCTCAACACCATCAACGTCGTCACCGAAGCCTGCCACCACTAAGGCTGCCGCTGAGGCTAAAGATGCATCCCAATCGAAGACTAAGAAGTTTGGTCCGACTGGTGAGTCACGGTTCATCAAGGGCCGTCCCGCTGTCCGCCAGTCTGTGATCGATGGGTTCAAGAAGCGCGGCATGACGAAGTCTCTTGCTCTGGTCAAGGCCCATAAGGATGACCCGGAGTATCTGGAAGCGGTGCGCCGCTACTACGGCGAAAGCCGCCTGAAGAAGGCATTAGGGAGTTAGCACATGGCTCGTGGTGGTTACCAGCCCCCGAGCAAGCCTGCGCCTACAAGTGGTCCCGGGCCGTTCAGTCAAAGGACGGATGGCCCGGGGCAGCCTTCGCGCACGCTTGCTAACGCGGCGTACGGGGAGCAGTCAAACTTTCAGGACATTCAAGGCGGCGCAACGATGGCTGACTCTGCACGCCAAATGCCAGACATTGTTCCGTTGGGTGCTCCTACGCAGCGCCCCCACGAACCAGTCACTGCCGGTTCACCGTCCGGACCCGGTGTCGGACCAGAAGCCATCGGCATGGGTTTGTCTAACAAAGATCAGACTCAAGCCGACATTCGACAGATCGCCCAGTATCTGCCGTCACTAGAGAAAATGGCGAACCAGCCGGGTGTGCCCACGTCGTTTGTTCGTTTCGTGAAGTATGTGAGGGAGTTCGGCCAGTGAGTTTTGTTGACGACATTGCTGCCGCCGTGGACGCGCTTGGCGTGGAGGCTGCTGGTGTCGTATACGGAATCGGCCTTACCCCGTGGAAGTCTGACGAGGAACGTGATGGTTTTTTAAAGACCGTAACGTCTGGCGATAGTAATGGCTGATCGTTGGGCGGGTAAGTACGCCCCAACTGTTTCCGCTTCTGTTACTGGTTCTGTCGCGAAGGATCAGGAGATCGCACTGGCCCGTGAGGCGGCGCGTGCTGCCGCCGAGAAGCAGGCGCAGCAGGGCGGCGGCGATGGTCTTGGTGGCGTGGTCAGCGCGTTCGGCCAGTGGATGAATGACTTTTGGAACACGAACGGTGTGGCTCAGGCTGCGGTTCGTGCCGTGTCTCCCACGGCCCCACTGGCGGGTAACGTGCTGAAGTTTGTTGGCGACACGGTGATGCCTACGGCTGGAAAAATTTCTGACCGCATGTGGACGGATGATTTCTCCGCGATACCATTCGTTGGCCCTACGGCGAGTGCTGCTGCATCCACGTACGAGGATGCCCGTAACGGTTTGGCTCAGGGCGCTTCTGCTGGCTTGCTGGCCGCGAACCCGAAGTATTGGCAGAACCGTGGCACGCAGGATGACTTGTGGGCTACTGCCCGTGACGTGTCCCCGGGTCGGGCGTTGACCGCACTTGGGTCAGTCAATCCTTTTGGTGACACGGTCGGTGCTGACCTTCCCGGGCCTAAGGACGCTTACCAGATAGACCCCAATTTCAACATTGCTGATACGCAGCAGCGTGACGCAATGTTTGAGCAGAACGCTGCACTCAAGATCCAATCTGGCGTTTTCGATGGCATCTCATCGTTTTACCTTGACCCGCTGGTGATCGGCGGAAAGGCTGTGAAGATTGCCCGTTTCGGGACAGATGCAATACCGGGATTGAAGTTTGCTGGTTTCACCAACCGTATGCTTCAAGACGCTAGAGGAACCCGCGTTGACACCATCAACTCTCTTGACAAAGAAGCCGATGAGGCCATCAAGTTTGCTAAGGGTGAAGGTGGAAGCGAGCAGCCCATCGGCGTGCTGGGTGACACGGTAGCCAAGGGAACATTTGAATCCCTTCTTGACTTCAACCCGTTCAAGGGTTCGTCGCGAGATCTGCTTGCTTCTGCCGGGGCTGCTATCACGGACAAGGTTGACGCGATCACGTTCCTTGCAGCGGCAGCGGGTTCCACGAAGTATCAGGCTCTTCTGTCTGAGCGGGCACCTTCGATCTACGCGGGCCTTCAACGATCCATCAAGAACGCTTACGAAGAAGCAGCATTGAACACGCCGCTTGGTGTTGAGCGTAGAGCGATCCTGTCTGACTACCTTGAGAAGGATTTCTCTGTCGGAAAATTCCTTGACGATGTCTCTACTCGCGACCCGGAACTTGGCGCTGTGCTGCGTGACGAGGCACTTCAGGCTCAGGGTTTGCTTGCCGCTCGTGACCTTATGGCATCTGACGGTGGTGCCGTTCTGGAACGTATTGGTGGCACAAACGTCACTGGCATGAAGATCGCTCAAGCATGGCGCGAAGGACGCGATGCCCGTGCTTACGCTGGTAAAGACTACCTGAAGGGTCGTGCTCCGAGAGTCACGGACGGAACCGGCCCCGCAGTTTTTGAACGCGTGTTTCAAGCGTCCAGCATCATCCCAAAGACGTACGTGTGGGATTGGGTGCGCGGTTCACACGCATCCGGATACATCGACATTCGCGGTTTCAATGTCGGCAAGGCTACGGATGAACTGCGTGCAGCCCTGTCGGATTCACGCACTCTCCGCAAGGACAAGGACTTTATTGCGGAGGCTATGCAACGTTACGGGGCGGCCATGACGCCGACGGAACGCATGGACGCTGTCCGATGGATTGAGAACGAGGCAATGAAGCGTCTGGCTGTGAAGGCCAGCGAACGGTCAGGTACCACCGTTGGGGCGGAACGCCTCAAAGAGGTGTACGGGATTATCGACAAGCGTCGTGCTGACGTGGTGGGAAATTTTCAGAAGCAGGTGTACGGCGTTAACCCGGACACGGGTGAAGCAATTGTTACAGGCGCGTTGCTGCGGTCACAGTTGGAAACGTCCATGCCAATGCTGAACATGCGGATGCTGGAGAAGACCGTCAACATTGCTGCCCGCCCCCAGTATGCGGACTACGGTGCCGAGGTGGGAAAGGGCACTCAATTTGCTGAAGCCAGCAAGGCTTTGGCGGATGAGATCCAGTCGATTTGGAAAGCCGGTGTGCTGCTTCGTCTGGGTTACACGGTACGTAACACGGGCGAAGGCTGGCTGCGTTCAGCAGCATTCCTTGGCACGGTCCCTGCTGCCACAGCCGCTCCTCGTGGTTTTATGAACTCGTTTTACAACAACTCTCGCAGGCTTCAAAGCGCGGGGGTGTTTGGTCCCGGCTTGCGCCGGTTGAAGCAGGATGAGTCTGCGGCTGTTGACCGTGTCAACGAGTTGTCAAAGAATCTTGACGATCTGAAAGTTCAGCGGGCTGAGGCGCTGGCCGCTGACCCCACGATTGGTGTCACGTCCTTTGATTCGCAGATCACGGACCATGAGAGCAAGATCAATTCTCTGATGGACACGCTCGCGCAGATCAAGGTGAAGCGCACCGATCTGGAGTCTCGCCGTGGCGTTGGCGATTCGGGGGCGTTCGGTGGTGAACTGAACGCGGAACATGCTGACCTTCTTCGCCGCTTGTCGTCCAGTGATCAGACGACGCGCACGTTCCTTGAATCGTCATGGGAGCGCGGACAGCAGGAGTACTTGTCTCAGTCGGCGTGGGCGAAGATCAAGCCGGACAGCCCGCAGTATTGGCAGGAGTTGGCGAGCGCCGTCCGCCAGTTCCGTAACGATGATCTGACGCGCATGATCCTTGAGGACAAGAATGTTGGAGAGATCGTTGACTGGCTGAAGGGCACTGCTGGTATGGATTACCGGCGCACGATGCGGGTCAGCAAGGATGCAGCCGAGCAGCGGGTCACAGAGTTGCAGGACATGGTGCAGGCGTACCTTCCTACAGCCGAATCTCGTGCGCTGGCGGCAGCCGCCCAGCCGGACAGCGCACAACTGCGTGCCCTGTTGGGGCATTTGGAGAACGGTCCTAAGCCACCTAAGGTTCCTGCCCGCGACAATTACGCGGACGACGCCTCATTCGCGAAGGCGCAATCGAAGTATGAGGAGAAACTTTCCGCATACAAGGAGTCGATGGCGGCAACTCCACAGTTGAGGCCGATTCATGGTCGCGAAGTTGCGGCCCGCCTTGGCGGCCCCGAGAACGTGTACTACCAGATCCGCAAGCAGACCATTGACCGTGTCTTTAAGGTCATCGGCACGGACTCAGAGTCCACTTTGGTCAGGCACCCGTTCTACGCGGAGACATGGCAGAGATTCTTTGATGGACGCCTTGCACTTGCTAAGTCTCAGGGCGTAGAGATCAACGAGGAACTGCTAAAGCGCATCAACAATGGCGCTCACAGGTTCGCGATGCGCTCCACGAACGAAACCCTGTACACCATTGAACGGTATTCCAATCTGGCATCCGTGTTCCGCTGGGTGGCCCCGTTCTTCCCAGCGTGGGAGAACTCGTTCAAAGTGTGGACTCGCCTGATTGCTAACGACCCGTCCATTGTGGGACGAGCGAACGTCTTGTGGAACATCCCCAATCAGTTGGGAATGGTCGTAGATGACAAGGGCAACCCTGTTGGGCGTGAAGATTTCTCGTTCCTCAACCCGGGCGCTGCACGTTTCGTAGTGCTGCCATCCGCGATGAACGACTGGGTACGCAAGGTGTCGGGCGGTGTAGACATCAAGATCCCGCAGGGCGCGTTGAACATCGTTACTCCGGGCGAAACCCCGTACCTTCCGGGTTTCGGGCCGACGATAACGTACCCCGCTGGCGTGTTTCTTGCTACTCGTCCTGACGTTCAGTACGAACTGCGTACCGTTCTTGGCGATTCTCTGTACAACCAGATCGCCCCGTTCGGTGTTCCTCAGAACGATCTTGTTGCTTCTTTCGCTCCACCGTGGGCACGTAAGTGGCTGGAAGATTGGCGTGGCGAGGATAACCAAAACTATCTGCGGGTAACTGGCGCGATGTGGCAGAACGCGATGGTGGAGTGGTATCAGTCGGGCGGCCACCCGGAAGATAAGCCGAACGCTGACGTTGTCATGCAGCGGGCACACGACTTCTACCGCTTCAGCATTCTCGCATCCATTACTCTGCCGTTCGCCACAACTCGCATGTCTCCGTATCAGACTCAGGTTGACTATTGGAACAACCTGAAGGCTGACCCGGCGATGACATATGCCGAGAAGGTGGACACGTTCATCCGCAAGTGGGGTGACAGTTACGCGCCCCTGCTCACGTCCACGTCGAAGACGGACGTTCCGGGTGTTGACCCGACGATTGAGGACTACCGGATCCTGACCGATAACAGCGATCTTGCCCGACAGTTGTCCAGCCTTGACCCGACTGCTGCGGGGATCATCGCGCAGAGCGCACCTATTGGTGCGTTCGATAAGGGCGTGTACAAGTGGCTGAGTGATAACAACATTCCGGGCGCTGATGGTGTTTTGCGTGGCGCTAGGTCTGTGAATGAGATGGGTGAGGCGATCACCATGCAGGCCGCATGGCGTGATTACCGGCAGAGCAAGGCTGTGCTGGAAGAGGCAATGGCAAAACTTGGCGTGAAGTCTTTGCAGGATTCCAAGGCTGCTGGCTTGAAAGCCGCGTGGACGAAGTACATCAGTGATGACATGGTCAAGCAGTTTGGTGATCAGTGGATTGTCAATTACAACGATTACTCCGCTAAAAGCGCGACGTATCTTGTGGGTATTCAGACTGCGTTGAGCAACAAGAAGTTCATGGATCAGGTGGGGAAAACTCCGCTGTGGCAGCAGATTGATGACTACATGAAGTCGCGTCAAATGGCCTTGGATCTGATCAAGCAGAACCCGAAGGAAGCCAAGACGATACGCAAGAATTTCCTTGCGTGGGCTGCCGACACAAAGTATTCAAGTCTGGCGTTTTCTGACTTCTACGACAAGTTCCTTGATCAAGATTCATTGAATGAGATTGGACTTGAGAACCTTGCCTATTGATCCTAGTGCGCTGCTTACTGGAGATACCGGTGCGAATGCTGTCGTCGGCACGGGAAACTACACGTACCACCGTATCGGCAGAGCAGACATGCCTGATGGGCAAGTGTCTAACAGAACTCCGGTCTACCAGTCTATTGATGAGTTGAAAGATCTTCCCGCGCAGTTGTACGCCAATGGCGACATTGCAGGGTACAAGGGTCTGATGGAACTTGTGAAGAACTCTGGTTTCACGTCGTGGTCTCAGGCTCTTCAGTCTGCGGCGATGGACACAGAAAAGTCCAACCGGTCGTGGGAAGAGTATTTGCGGTGGCATGCGTCTCTTCCGGGCGTGCAGGAGTTTGTGAAGACGCAAGGGTCCGGTGGACCTACGTCGTACACAAACACTTCTGTTAATAAGTCGTCGCTTACAGAAGCGGGACGTATTGCTGATGAGAATTTCAATAGGGAACTTGGTCGCGGTGCGTCCGCTGATGAGGTTGCTGCTTTCCAGAAGGCATTGAACGAGCAGCAGGCCGCTAATCCCACGGTGCAGCAGCAATACAACTCTGGCGGAAAGAACCAGTCGATCCGTTCTACTACCTCTGGTGGTTTTGACTACACCCGTTTTGCCCGCGAGTACGCCCAGTCGCAGGAGGGTTACGCGGAGCGTTACGCAGGTCAGACGTTTATGAAGATTCTTGATACGGCTATCGGTAACCCGAATGCTCTTGACCGGATGGTGAGTGGCAATGGCTAAGGCTCCCAAAGGTTCTGCTCTTGCAATTGACACGTTGGATAAGAGTGCCCTTGCCAGCAAGTATGGTGTTGCTGCTGCTTTCTATGACAACAATCCTGAGTTGATGTCTGTGCTTCAGCAGGTTCAGGATTCTGCTGCGGCTGGTAAGCCGATTCAGGACGCCGATGTTGCCACGATGATCCAGAACACCAATTGGTTCAAGCAGCACACGAACCAGTGGATGCAGGTTCAAGAGGCACGCGCTCAAAAGGATCCCTCTATCTGGGATGCCACGATCACTAATGAAGCGCAGAAGATCAAAGACACGTACGTTAAGGCTGGCGCTGAGATTGATGACGCTACTGCCCGCAAGTATGCGGAGCAGATGATGTATGGGTCCGGTTGGAACGCGGACAAGTTTGAGATCTATGACCAGAACTGGTTGACGAAGACCATCGCCCATTCGATTGATTTCGATAAGACGAAGACGATCAATGGGCAGAAGTTCTATGACCTGAATGGTGCTGCACAGGATGCGGCAGAGAACCTGTACAAGGTTGCTAATGACTATGGCGTGGACACGTCCATGTCCAGTCCGACGTTCACATCATGGTTTCAGAAGACTCTTCGCGGGGTCATGGACGGAACTATTGCTGGTCAGGACGTGAAGGACGAGGCACAGTCGATGGCTCTGTCCCGTTTCCCGGGGATGGCTCCGCAGTTACAGCGCGGCTTGAGCCTGCGTGAGGCTGCTGACCCGTACTTGCAGCAGTTGGCTACTGTTCTTGAGGTTGATACCAGTGCTCTTGACATGAATGACAATCTGGTGCAGAAGGTTCTTAACGGTGTGACACTTGATGGTGCGTTTAAACCGATGAGCCTGTATGACGCGAAACTTGCGGCACGTTCCGATAGCCGCTGGCAGTACACGAGTCAGGCCAAGAAGGAGTACACGGATATGGCTAATGGCATCCTTCGTGACTTCGGGTTCTTGGGATAACACATGGCTTCCAGAAATATCATTACACCCTTTGGTGTTCTCAGTCAGCAGGTAGCAGACGATCAGCCCACGACTATCGGGCATTTGAATTCTGCCGGAACGGCTTGGGTCACCGAAACTGTTAATCCGGGTACACAGAATCCCGCAAGTACAAACGCCAATGAAAATGGCACTGGTGGGGGTAGAGAGACACCGCAGCGTTCCCTTGTTGACATTGTGCAACGCCGCCAGACTGGCGGCGTACTTCAACGTGTCAAAGTTTTTTCAGATGGTTCCGAAGAAGTCATGGACACGTCGGTCGATAAGTCTGCCGGTGAGTCTGCTGCGGAAATGTTTCGCGCCGCTGGTCTGGGCGAAGACTTCGTCAATGGACTCATGGGTGTCATTAACGGCGTGTATGCCGCAAACGTGGATCCAACACAGGGGCAGATCCTTAACTCCATCTACAACTCTGAACCGTATAAGAAGCGTTTCTCCGCTAACGAAGTTATTCGAAAGCGCATTGCAGATGGTAAGGGAATGCCGGGAGACCGCTTGTTGTCACCGAAGGAATACATTGATGCGGAATCTTCTTACCGCACAATCCTTCAGGACGCTGATATGCCGTCTGGCTTTTATGACAGCCAAGACGATTTCACGAACCTGATATCGAATACCGTATCGGTGTCTGAGTTTAAGAGTCGCGTAGAGACAGCAGCGGATGCGTTGCATTACGCAGATCAGGGAACGGTTGCTGCCCTTAAAGACTATTACGGGTTGTCCACTGGTGATCTGACTGCCTATCTGTTGGATCCTTCCCGGGCTATGCCGGTTCTTGATGGCAAAGTTAAGGCACAAAGCACGAACATGACGCAAGGTAATTCGCGTACGGATCTTCAACGCATGTATGCCGCCTCTCAAGTCGGAGGCATGGCAGCCCGTCAGGGTATGGCGTCTGATCAGGCTCTTTCGGAAGAGATCGTGAACACGGGCAATGCCAGCAAGGCAGAGTCAGCGTTCGCTGGTGCTGCTGCCGACAATCAGGATCTTCAACGTCTTGGCTCGCTGTATGGCGAGCCTCTAGATTTCAAGGACATGGTGAAGGAAACCCTGAACCTGTCTGGTGGAATCGATGCTGGTCGTAAGCGTAAGCGGTTGGCTTCTCAGGAGCGTGCCCAGTTCGGAACGCAAGGAGCCATTGATCGTTCTTCGCTTAGCCGCATGACGGACGTTTAGTCCCCACAATCCCGCACTGAACCGATCGGCCTCAGTGTGCGTATGAAGTCCGGTAGTCACAGCCGACGCCAGTAACCCCTTGCTGGCTGCGTGGGTGACGAATCCCATTAAGGGTCACTATTGATAAGGGAGATTGCCATGACCCAGTTTGATGAAGATACCGATTACGAAACAGACTCAGAGCCCACGGGCACTGATCTGGTTAAGCACCTGCGCCGTCAGGTCAACGAGTTGACTAAGACGTTGAGGGAGAAAGATCAGCAACTGAGTGACTTCTACACGCAGTCTCGTGAGGCAGATATTGCCGTTGCATTGGAAGAGATGGGTGTGAATCCGAAGATTGCTGCCTTTATTCCTGATGATGTTGAGAGCATCGTTGATTTGGAGCAGTGGCTTGGCGAGTACGGTGATGTCTTTGGCGTCTCGGTCATGGACAACTCTGGCGTCAACATGGACGCTGAGAGTGTTCACGCCGCCGAACTTATGTCAGCCGTAGAAAATGGCGGTGTAGATCCACAGATTGGTCAGGATCTAGCGGCGCGTATTGCATCTGCCAAGACGGCAGATGAACTTGCAGCGTTGCTTCGCGGCTGATAAGTCCAGCAACCTCTCCAAGAAAGTAGTAAGCCACTATGGCAATCACGTCAGAAAGTACGCTGACTAACTTAATTCAGACAGCGTACGACAAGTACGTGGAGTTCAACCTTCGTTCGGAGCCGATGTTCCGTAACTTCGCGGACAAGCGTCCCGTCGATGTTACGAACCCCGGCGCGACCGTTGTGTTCCAACTCCATAATGACCTCTCGCGGGTGACCTCGGCTCTGACCGAAACCTCCGATGTCGATGCAGTAGCCATGAACAACACCAACAAGGTGCAGGTTACTGTCAACGAGTACGGCAACGCTGTCACGACCACGGAGCGCCTTGCTCTTGAGTCGCTGTCCGCGATTGACCCTGCCGTTGCTGACATGCTGGCGTACAACCAGCGTGACTCGCTTGACGCCATTGTCTACAACGTTCTCGTGAACCCGGCCACTGGCCGCTACACGGGCACCACGGCCTCTGATGAGACCACGGTGAACGGCTACGACAAGACCACGGCTGGTTCCCCGGCCACCCTCGCTGCTGCCGATGTCCGCAAGGCTGTCGCTAAGTTGCGTGGCGCGTCTGTCCAGCCGCGTGACAACGGCATGTACATGGGTCTTCTCCACCCGGACGTTTCCTACGATCTTCGCAGCGAGGCTGCGAGTTCGGGAAGCAACGTGTGGTTCCAGCCTCACACGTACAACGAGGCCGGTGTCGGCAACATTTGGATCGGCGAGATCGGCATCTACGAGGGTGTGAAGTTTGTTGAGTCACCTCGCGTGGAGCAGGCATTCAGCAAGGCTCGTTCCGTTTCGAACAAGGCTCTCACCAGCAACGTGGCTACCCTCACCACCTCTGCCGCTCACGGCTTTGAGGTTGGCGACACGGTCCTCATTGCTGGCGTTGACTCCACGTTCAACGGCACGTACACCATTGCATCTGTTCCTTCAAGCACGACGTTCACTTACGCTCTTACGGCGTCGAACGTTGCCTCTGCTGCGGTTTCTCCCGTGGGCACGGCGTCATCGAAGGATCACAAGGTGATCATCATGGGTAAGCAGGCTCTCATTGAGGCTGTCACCTATGAGCCGAAGACCGTCATTGGTCCGGTCACCGACAAACTGATGCGCTTTAGGCACGCGGGTTGGAAGGGTCTGCTCGGGTGGAACATTTACCGCCCGGAGGCTCGCTACATCATTTCCTGCGAGTCCAGCATCTAGTTCAACTAGAACAAACGGGAGGGGGCCATTCGTGGCCCCCTCCCTCTTCTAAGGAGTAGCACTGTGTGTGCATCGTGTGGTTGCCCGAACGTCAATGATGTGATCATCCCCAGTAACAAATCCGGTCTCGGTTCAGGTACGAGCGGGAAGATTGTTCCTCAGTCTCCGCAGCGTCGCGAGGAGACCGTAAAGAACGAGTCTGCCGCGCACGAGAAGTCTGAGGGATCGGCTGAGCAGATCCGCGAGTACGGGTACGTGAAGCGTCCGTGACTGCATCTCGCCCCAAGAAACTGTCGGTGTGGGATAAGCCAAACCCGAAGAAGAAGTCCACACCTTTGACCTCTGGTCAGAAGGCTTCTGCTAAGGCTTCCGCTAAAGCGGCTGGTCGCCCTTATCCGAATCTTGTGGACAACATGCGAGCGGGCCGTGGCAAGTAGTGGAGATCCTCGCCTGAAGAAGGCTGGAGTTTCAGGTTTCAACCAGCCGAAGAAGACACCCAGTCATCCGACAAAGAGTCATGTTGTGGTGGCGAAGTCTGGCAGTGAAGTGAAATTGATCCGGTTTGGTCAACAGGGTGTCACGGGCGATAAGGAACCCACGAAACGTCAAGCATCGTTCAAGGCTAGGCACGCGAAGAACATTGCTAAGGGCAAGATGTCTGCCGCGTATTGGGCTAACAAGGTTAAGTGGTAGCGATGCCGAAGTTTGTTGGACCGGTCCTGATCTATAAGCCGGGGCGTCCTGAGGATCTGTGGTTTGTCTCTACCCGGATCGGTAAGACGGTTGTGAAGAAGGACGGCTCGTGGTTAGAAATTGTCACCCCGCAGGGTGACTTCTTGGCTACGTGCGATGTGGTTCTTCGCGGCGGGTACACGCACACCATTACGTCTGATCTGGCGACAGAGTTAACTGCTGCCGGTTACGGCGCATACATCACGGAGTCTTAAGTGTCATTGCATAGACGGCGGGTTCATCCCGTATACGTGGAGGGATGTTTTGGTTGCAAGGCAGGTTCTGTCTCGTTTGCTGACATTCAGATCCGCGAGTTCTCTCACCGTAATGAGGGCGAATTGAATGCGTATCGGGATGCACGCAAGGAAGGTATTCAACCGCGCAGCACCAAGATGAGAGACATCACTGCTGCCGTTCGGGCTAGTGACACGTTGGGTAGGGCGGTGCAAGCATGAGCACTTTCGTTCAAATGGTTGAAGACACGCTTGCTGACGTGTCTTCCTATGTACGAAATCAGGAAGCCATCACGGTTATTACTCAGGCGATAAGTTCCGCTGATCTGACTTTAACTGTGGATGACGCGACTCAGATTAGTCGCGGCATCATTGAGGTTGATAGCGAGTTGATGTATGTCAAGAGCGTCAACCGTACTGCGGGCACGGTGTCGATTATGCCGGGTGGTCGCGGATGGAAGGGCAGCACGGCTGCCGCACATGACGCGAACGCGATCATCAGGAACAACCCTATGTTCCCTCGTTTACAGATCCAGCGGGCATTGAACGACACAATCAAGGCCGTGGACTTGTATGCGATTGGGTCTACGGAGTTCATGTTTGACGGAACGCATTACGCTTATGTTCTGCCGACTGATTTCCGTGACTGTGTTGGTGTGTCGTGGAATGCCCCGAACACGACGAGCGTGTGGCCGTTGCTGAAGAGGTTCCGCATTGACCGGAACTTCCGTACGGATTCAGATCCATCGACGGTGCGTTATGCGCTGGTGTTGATGGAGTTCCCGATGCCGGGACGTTACGTGCGTGTGCAGTACACGAAGTTTCCGACTTCTCTTTCGTCTGGTCAGTCTTTCTCTGACACTGGCCTTCCGGCCAGTGCGGAAGATGTGATGCGTTTGGGTGCAACGTATCGACTGTTGTCCACGGTTGACCCGGGCAAGGTCATTGCTAACGCTCCTACGGCTGACGTTCTTGATGCTCCGGTTCAGGCGGGCCAGTCCACTGCTGTTGCCCGCTACATATTTCAACTGTTTTCTTCTCGGCTTGCTGAGGAGAAGGCGAAGCAGGCAGATATTTACATGTCGATCATCCAGTACGCGAGGTAATTCATGGGTTCTATTGCTCGGTACTACTCATCTACAGCGGTTAAGACGACGTTGACGGTGTCAATTTCTTCGTCTGACACGTCTCTACAGGTTGCGGCCACTGGTGGGTTTCCTTCCAGTTATCCGTACACGCTGGTCCTTGAGAAGGATTCAGCGAACGAGGAGATCGTTACTGTCACCGCTCAGGTGGGCGCGTATTTCACTATCACTCGTGGCGTAGATGGTACATCTGGTCGTTCGCATGCGGCTGGTGTATCTGTTGAGCATGCGATGATCGCTAAAGATTTGACGGACTTCCGTGCCCATGAGGCTGCGGCTGCCAATGTCCACGACATTGGTGCGGGTGCATCCGTAGTTGGAACTACTACGTCGCAGACGATCAGTAACAAGACTCTGGGTAGCAATCTTGCTGCTGGTGGGTACAGGGTTACTGGTCTTGCTGATCCATCCAGTGCTCAAGATGCTGCCACGAAGAACTGGTCTGAGACATCGATGACTAGCCAGTTGTCACAGGCCACAACTCAGGCCACTAATGCTGCCGCTTCTGCGACGGCTGCTGCTGCTTCTGCTACGGCAGCGGCTGCGTCTGCTTCGACTGCATCAACGCAAGCGTCCAACGCGAGCACGTCGGCTACTTCTGCGTCTACGTCTGCTTCTACTGCAACTACGCAAGCATCTGCGGCTTCTACGTCGGCGACCAATGCTGCTTCTAGTGCGTCGGCTGCTTCGGCTTCAGCGGCCACGGCTTCTACTCAAGCATCGAATGCTTCGTCGTCTGCTACGACTGCGTCAACGCAGGCGTCGAATGCTTCTACTTCGGCGTCTAGTGCTTCTACGTCTGCGTCGAATGCGTCAACGTCTGCCACTAATGCTGCTACGTCGGCTACTAACGCTGCTAGTTCTGCAACTGCGGCTGCGGCGAGTGCGGCCAGCATTGTTGGTTTGCCGTCTCAGACTGGTAACAGTGGCAAGTATTTGACTACTAACGGGTCTGCTGCTTCATGGTCAACTGTTAACAGTCTGCCAACGCAGACATCGAATGCTGGAAAGTATTTGACCACTGATGGCACGACTGCTTCTTGGTCTGCCATCACTACTGATCCGACACCTACTGTATTCCTTCTGATGGGAGCCTGA